GTAAAGTCTTCCCTTTGGGTTGGGGTTCGTTTGACTTGTCTTGTCGATACGCGACTGCAAGCATTCTAAACGCATCTGCGGGGTGTGAACACCAATCATGCCTTGGAGTTTGACGAAAAGTTTTCTTGTCCTCATCATATTCTCTTTGGTACTGTCTGAGTGCCTCTAGCCCCTCATCACAGATCGGGTCAAAGTAACACTTCGGGAGAATCATCCTCACCGCTTGAATACCATCTTGCACCCCGATCTCAGGCACTATGGCTAGTTTGCCTATTCCTCCAAGGTGACTAGCAAGTTGTTCAAGGATTGACTTGCCACCCGATGCAAGGGTCTTGGCTCTAGCGTCATGGGGTAGGTAGTGCTTGGTGTACCGATAGCCCTTAGAGTTCACAACATTGGCTATTTCCTCGATGGATGCGCCTGAGACCGCGTAGTAGTCCATCACATGAATCTCACCCCTGACTACTTGATACCACCAAATTGCGGTGTCATCTCGATAGCCTAAGTCCCACGCTGTAAATACTGGCGCATCTGGGTCAAACTTGAGGTCTCTGATTCTGCCCTCGGTGTCTACTTGGCGCATCTCTTGTCCGTAGAACGCCCCAAGGATAGCTGCCTCAAACGAGCACTCATACTCTTGGTCATACTGGTCTTGGCTCAATTGCTCACGCGCTGCCCTCAGTTCCGAGTCTGCCAATATCTTTGAGACTGTGGCTGGTAGGCGTAGCAAAAACCAATCTGGGGTAGCCTGGCTAACCCTGTATATGTCGTGAAACTGATTCTTTCCCTTGGGAGTACCCCCAAACACAGCCCATCCGAGTCTGTCACTCAGCGTTGGGCGTATCACATTACCCCACACGCTAGGTTTAAAGTCTCCGTATTCGTCTAGGTATACCCCGTTAAATCCTAGTCCACGCATGGCATCTGCGTTGTCTGAGCCAAATAGTCTGATCTTTGCCCCGTTGACCAGTTCGACTGTCAGGTCGCTCTCATTGGTACTTTTACTCACGGGTTGGGCATAGAACTTTAGGTAATCCCACGCTACCGACTTGGCTTGACTTCTGAACGGGGCTATATAGGCGTACTGTGCTCTTACCCCACCCTCGGTCAATGCTCTGCGTATCAGGTCATTGATAGCTGCTACTGTCTTACCCGCCCTTCGGTGTGCCACCAAACATGACCATCTCTCCGTCCTTTGGTGAAAAGGCATGAATGCCTCTCTCGGAGAGTAGGGAATGATTACTTCACGCCTTCCCACTTGACCACCATTTCGATTGGGCCTTCATCCGCGCCCGTTATTTCTGTTCTAGCAAGTTTAGGCACATGGTATTCCACTACGCTTTGGAATAACTCAAATGCCTTTGCAGGGTTGGGTTTTATATCTGCCTCTGGAACGCCATCTGCGACCTTATCTAGCCACTCTGCTAATCTGTGTGCATTACCATCAACGAACAAAGCAATCGCCTCCCTTGCCTGTTGTGTGGTCTTGTTGGGCGTTCCTGATGTGCGCCCTCCTGCCTTCTTTCTACTTTTAACTACTTTAGTTTCTGACATAACTATTTAGTGTTCTTTTAACGATCTTGTCGTTCAAGGATTTTAATGTTTTTTTCCTCATCAGGAAAAGTCACATAGTTGCGCGTATCTATCTCTTTGTATGTAATGCCTGGCACTCCCTGCTTTTGCAAAAAGGCAGATGCGTCTTTAGCGGGGTTATCGCTACCAGCGCGTCTATATTCGGCTTGTATCTCTTTGTAAAGTTTCTCGCCACTTGTGCCTGTTGCCCCAGAGCCAAACTCTTTCATCATTACTTCGCTTATGCGTTTTCTCAATTCCTCTGGTACAGGGGTTTCCCAATCTAACATTTGGGGTATTTTCTCGTCTGGCAAATCTGCCTTATACAAATATGCTTTGTTTTGGTTTTGGAATTCACGGATTGTGTTTTGCAGTTTGTCAGCAGGCAATTGTCTGGCTTCAATGCTTGCATTCTGTAATTTCTTGACTGCGCCCATTGGGTCTATGTAATTGTCTGCTTTAGTTGGTCTGCCATTACTATCTCTAGTGGCTTGCCTCATTAACTCAACTCTGGCATCTTTACTAAGTTCAATGCCGTTTTGTGACGCTATGCCCTCAAGGTCAGGCAGTCCCTTCTTTACCGCATAGTAATCAGCAAATTGTGGGGATTCAGATGTGTAAATTCCGTATCCATAAGCCTGTGCGCCTGCGCCACTACCTATTTTTGACGCATCAAATTCACCAAGTGGGTTTGTTTCGGTAGAAGACAATTTGTGCGGTGTTCCATGATAGACATCAAGCTGCAATGGCTTGGGCGTAATTTGCCCAATGATTGATCTGGTGGGTTGCCCCGTCATTCCCGCATTAACTTCATTACCCAATAGGCTTGCGTATCCTTTTACGGCTGGCGCAACGCCCTTGGCAAGACCAGGCCCCATGACTGTCCCGAGTTCTTCCATCCCCGCAGTTTCGGGTCTGGCTTGAGTTACCCGCTTGGGCATCATTCCCAGAATGTCTTTTGTGCCGCCATAGACTTGTTTATCAGGGGCGTAGTTCACATCCCCCATCACTTCCATAGGATAGGGCGTTCTGATCGTGTTTAGCGTGTCTACGGGCGTTCCACCAAACTGCGCCACGCCACCCCTTACCAACGATTCCAAATTACTTAGCCCACCACGCCCAATGTCAGCAATCATCCCCAAAAGGTTAGGTGACTTGTTTATTGTTTTTAATGCTTTCAAAGTGTCAGGCGTGATGCCCCCTGTATCCATTGCATACGGGTCTAGGGCTTGGGCTAGTGCTCTGTAATCAGCCACGATTCGCTAGGGCTTTCGCCATCTCTTGTTTCTTGTCTGCCTTGACAAACTCTTTGGCAACCTTAACAGGAATGTCGGCTTTCTTGGCGAACTCAGGGTTGTGAGCCGCAGCTTGCATGAATCTGGCTTGTTTTGCGCTCGTACTAGGCATAAGCGTTTTCCTTCATGTTGATCAGCCCGTTTAACATCCTTGACTTGGTTTTGTGCCATTCCTGAGAATACGCGCAATTTTTGTAATGCTCAAACTCTGGTATACCTAAAGTGTAATGCGCGATCTTTGCGTCTTGATCGTCTTCACCTACCAATACATTCCATTCTTCTGGTAATTCACCTATTTGCTCGTCTTTTAGCCATTCAAATCTGTGCAGTTCTGAGCCTGTATGGTCATCAACAAAATCAGGGTCTAGCACCCTGTTATCTGGATGCTCACAGTTCCACAGTATCAGGCTCGACCAGTTCTTTCTTGGATAGTTCTCGTTCTTGGTCTCCATCGCTGTGCCGATGTATTTCCTTCTGTGCTTGGTAAAGTAATTGTGCTTAACTACTTGTACCGCCTTGGTGGGGTCAAATAACTTGTCCAGTTCGGCAATGTCGGCAAGCATCAGCATATCGCTTGCGTCCATAAATATCGCCCTACCCCTAAACCCCGTGAAGTAAGGCACTAGGAATCTTTGGTAGATAAAGGTGTTCGACCCGTCTCTTTGCTTGCCAAAAAAAGGTGTAATCGCCACCGCCTCTGAGGTGCGCTCAATCAAGGATTGAGTAAAAACATGATACCCAATCGCTTCCCGAGGGTCGTAGCCTGCAAAGATTCTGATCATTTGAGTGTCAGTTTATACAAGGTCGAATCAATTAAAGCTGCTATCTCGTCAATGATGTTTTGCAATTGGCTCTCGTCTGGCATCGCCTTACGATTCTTTTTGACATACTCGGAAATGCTTTCCAAATACTTCACAGGCTCTTTAGCGTTATGGAAGTTCTCTGGGAAGTTCTTAATCTTTTCGTAGCACCCTGAGTAGGCTTCTGCAAACGAATCTGTTAATTCAATGATTTCTGTGTAGTACCCACCCAATGCCATGTGAACAGCAAAGGAATCGGTTGAGAGGTGCATGAAGTGGGTAACAGTTCCCGAGTGGAGTAATGTGCTTATGAAGTCTGCAACATCTTTTTGGTTTTCGTAAGCCATATATATCCTTAAAAAAAGGGGGCGAACCCCCAAATGTCGGCAACTGCTTTACACCAACACGGCTAGGGACAAAATCCCCATGCGTGTGGGTGTTGATATTACGCTTACATAAAGCAGTATTGTCTGACTTCCTTTGTATTTGCACAAAACGAGGAAGATATGGCGCTAACCCACATTTCGTAATACCAACACGGCTGGAGACTCAAGTCGCTCGAAAGGGCCTCAAGACTACCCAAATCTCCATGCGTGTTTAATTATTTTAGCAAGGTTCTTATGGTTTCGTTCAATACACTCATCTCATCTTTTTTATAAACCTTCCATATTCTTTGCTGTCCGTGTATCCCGTTAAACGCCCCTTGGTGGCAGTCTTTACATAAGGGAATACAAAGGTATTGCTCATGTTGGACGATGTGGTGTGCGTCACTCGGGCCACTCGCGTCACAGACCCCACAGTTCATTTCCTTGATCTGGGCTAAGTGCTTGCGCTCTGCTAGTGTGGGTTTATTGTTCAAAGGTCACCCCGTGTTCTGCACCCCATGCGTGTAACCATTCCACAAATTCCGAGGCTTGCTCTTTGGTGAAATTGCGTGTTTGCATTCCAAGCTGCACAATGCCATCGCCTGCCAAATTAGGGATAACCGCGCCTGTTTTCAGCCCTTTTTCTCGGCAATAGGAATCTACCAACAGTCTTTTCCAACTTTCGGCATCCCATTTAGCACCCATGTGTTGAGCCTGTTTTGCTATTTGCCCAATTAGTTCGTGATAGAGTTTTTCTTGGTCTCGACTTTTGCTTGCATCCTTGATCTCCAAGGTCAATTGCTTGCCAGAGGCTAGGGCTTCTTTGACTTTAGGCCACAGCGTTCCCATCACCGCAGTCGCGTTATCCTTGTTTAACTCTACTCGCATTCTTGCACCATGATATTTGCGCCAGCAGTCTCGGCATAGACCTTAGTGATGTGCGCCTCTACGATCTGGCTGTCATCTGTGTAAACAATTCCGTTCATTGCGTCTGTAATGCTTTTGTAAACATTATCTATGTCTATTTTCTTGGGATATTCAATGCCCCGTAAACAGGCTTCCTTGCGCTTTTTTGAATAGGATGGGGGGATGGTATAGCGGAGGTATAAAAACACAGTTAAAGCCCCTTGTAGTGGCTCTGATGCGCCTATTGCTTGACGGGCTTTCATGGCTACATGGGTTTCGTAGTCAATTGTTTTGGCATCGGTGTAGGTTTGGACAAACTGCCCCCGTCTGGCAAACCTTGGTCTACCTTTGGGTACTGGGTCACCTTCGACCTCAAAAGTTACGATTAGTGTCATTCGCGGTGTATGGTTTTACCAATGGTTATGGTTATAGATTGTTCTTGTTCTTTCTGCCACTCCGCGCCCATCTCCCAAGCGTTGACAGCAAAAATAATGGTGTTTATGTCACAGTTTGCTATTTTCAGCATTTCTATCAATTCTTCTTTGCTCATGTAGCACTTTCAGTCGTTGGACAATCAAGGTATTTAGAGTAGGAAAATCCGACTTCAGCAGCTTGCTCATGTGTCTGGCGTGGTCGATAGTCGCTGGGTTCATAGCCAATAGCGCATAGTGATTCGCTAAATGCTCGACATAAATCCCCTGTCCGTTCCAAGGCTTGATTTGTTTCAGCCAAGGACACGGGGTTTCTGTCTTTTCTTTTGATGCGGTCGAGGATGGCATGGGCTTGGGTCTTTGTCATTGCAATATTCCTTTAATCGTTTCAAGAACTTGCTTTCTCTCTGACTTAATAATTTCAGCGTTTGACTGCTGTATTGATAGGTAATGTTGATAAGACTGCTTATCGGAATTAAGCATTTCCATTTTTAGTTTTAGTTCTTCGCCATTCTTGACAATCTGAAATGGGTCAACTGCGTAGCCACTTCTGTCAATCACCAACTGGCAACGGCTGTCGTAAAACATAAGCACATTGTTCATTACACATTCGTAAAAGCGGTTTGCCATAAACGCATAGTTGGAATGTGTGTGTTCATCTTCAAAGTAAATGGAATATTTGTAATCTTTGAGCCTTAGACCTACTGGCTCAAATAAGTCGGCTTCTTTTTCAGTCCACATAATCTTTTCAATAAACCGAGCCTGTATGCCTGCGTCTTTGTATTTGGCGTGGTTCTTTGTAGAAGAACTCAAAACCATGTTGACATTGTTGTAGTCCATCATGTCTTTGATTCGGTGCTTGCGGAAAGTGCCGTAATAAATCACATCTTCTTTTGGCGTGTCCACAGTAGTAAAAAACATTTGTTCGTCAAAAACAAGCGTGTTTAAGTTGACTGTGTGCCAGTTCTGTATCCAATCGTTAAGCGTTAAGCCGTTCATTTTCTTGCGGAGAATCCAGCCGCGGTAGCCCTCTCTGGGGTTGTTGCATATCATGTGATAAGGCTTGTTACTTTCCAAAAGCCATTTACGCAAAAGAATGTTATCTTCCATATCGTGGTCGTTTACTAGCCAGTACATATCGGCATTGGTGTTCTTTTGTAGGATTTCTAAATATTTGTTGTATTTCATATATGGCGAGGAATACGCACAAATAATTCTGTCGTAGTTGTTTTCCAAGGCTTTGGCTACTTCTGATTCGTGGCTAACAAAATCACAACCAAGATGGTCACGCAAAATTAAAGAGTTCTTGACATGAACAATCGAAGTAACTGTGTCAGCGGTCATGCGCTTTTCGCACGATTCGATGATTAAAATTCGCATCAAAAGTCTTCCTTCTCATACCATTGCTGCACAGTCTGAGGCACAGGCTTGGCAACGATAGGTCTGCGGTAATCAGCAGGGTCTTTAGCCCATTGGTGCTCGGAACACTTAGGGCGGTCACCACTCAAATGGACAGTCCACCGCTTAGGGCAACCAGGCGCAGAGCACATAAGTTTTTGTTCTTCGTCAAAGGTAGATTCTTGTTTAGGGGTAGGTTTAGCGAAACTCATTTTGCATACTTTCCATCAATGATTTTTTGAAAATTAGTGGCGTTAACCACCCACTCTAAGTCTGGTCTCCAAGTTCTGCCCTTGGTCTCAAACCCGTTAGCCAAGGAAGTGTCGTTGGCAATGTAGCCAAAGAACGAATCCCACCACTTCAGCCCTTCCTCGGTTGTTTTGTAGCCCTCTGGCGAGTATGCAGAGGGTTTAGCAGCTTGCACCCATCTTTGCCTCATGTTGGCTTGGCGCGACCCTTCCCATGTTCTTGGTTGAGTTAAATGGCTTAAATGCTTTCCCCAAAGTTTTAATAACTCGGTATGTGGACAAGGTGGGAACGCAGTTCCCGACAAAGAAGGTTTACCTTCTTTAATAATGTGTTCTGTGTCTTGGGTTATGTGTCTTGTGTTATGTGTAGCATTGCCTTCGTATTGCGTTGGCAATGCGTTCGCATCTTTAGCCTTATTCCATCGGGCTTTGGCACTAGCAGATGCCTTCTCAGACTTGTCCCCAACCTTGGCTATTTCCTTGTCGGCTCTATGATTTACCCATCCATCATCTGTGCGCTCGAAATACTCTTGCAATACAGACGCAATGCAATCGCTATGCGAACGCATACGAATCTGCCTAGCAGTTTCAGTTAAATCAAGGGGTATGGGGGTTTCGTGAAGATAGTACCAATCAAGCAAACGCCTGTAAGTCAAATCTTCCATCTCGGAAAGATGCTCTGTGTGACTCTTGTAGTCACCAATATTAAACTGGTAGTAGTGCATATAACCTTACGTTCTCGGTTGTCGTTACTCTCAAGGAAACTATGGCAGGGCGGTAACGAATCGCCTTTTCCCCCGCTAAGGGTAGCCTAGCCTCCATTATATATCTTACTTAAACCACTCAGGTTTAAGAACTAACAACTGCCACATCCTTGCCTTGGGAACAGTCTTCCATTGCGAAACCGCAGCTTGGCTGATACCAAGAATGTCGGCAAGATCACGCTGTGAGCCTGCCAGACGGATAAGATGTTCTTTTGTCATGCCCGATATTTTACATAAGTGCGCTTAAACAACACTAGGGAAACTACCTACAAAATAATTGTTGACATGGTTATAAGTTGGCTTATACTTCTATCCATGCCGTAAGCGAATCACGCGAAAAGGTCTTTTAAGGAAATCAAATGAACAAACATACTGTAATTTGCCCAGATGGTGAAATTATTACCCACAACAGCAAAACTAAAAAATACAGCCATTGCGTAGTTGTATGGTATGAGTGGAGTAAACAATGGGGTGTAGTGGGTTGGGCTTCTCGTTTTGACCTTGCTCAAAAAGTGTTCAATAAAGAAACCAATCTTCTTAATAGCGGTATTGCTAGCAAAAATAAAGAAGTTCAAGAATATTGTGAACGCAATTACGGCAAAAAATTGCAATGTCAAATTCTTCCAACCACCATTGCTTAAAAAATAGGGCGCAAGCCCCATTAAGGAAACACCATGATTAAAAACTACGCAGACGAACACACCGACTTAGAACGCATGACTTGTATATGCGACCACACAGAAGTCGATTGCTTTTTTGACCCTTACTCGCAGAGTCTTCACTTTGCTTATATCGGTGGTCAGTTAGTCACCGAGATGCTACGCGACTCAGTTATAAAAGATTTAGAACGCCAGTACGAAAAGGCTTGTCTTATCGAACTTGAGGAAAACAAACTCACAGTCGCTCTAGATCGTTACTACGCTAAACAGGACTACGCATGAAACACTCTAAATACATCCAACATGGGCTAGATGGCCCATACACCCCCGCCCCCACACTTGTTGACAAAGTATTGTTTTGGCTCTCTGGCTTTGTCTGCGGTCTTATCTTTGCCCTACTTATTACAGGAAATTAAATGAAAAACATTGCTACTGCTTTAGTCAAGGCTCAGAAAGCCTTTGCACCCGCTTTAAAGAACGCTGTAAACCCTCATTTCCGTTCCAAGTATGTTGACCTAGCATCTTGTGTGGACAGCGTTATAGGGGCTTTAAACGACAATGGAATATTCCTATTCCAAACAACCACAGAGCACCCAGACGGGGTTATCTGTGAGACCAGTTTTCTACATGAATCAGGTGAACGGCTCGACTGCGGAAAACTGTTCTTTCCATCGCCTAAACACGACCCCCAAGGGTTTATGTCGTGTTTGACCTACATTCGTCGTGCGTCTTTGATGGCCGCCACATCGCAAGCCCCAGAGGATGATGACGGAAACGCGGCTACAAAGCCAAAAGAACAAAAGGCTAACCACAACCAGATGCAAGACCACATCACCTCAATTAGCGAGTCCACCACGCTAGAGGAACTCCAGACGCGCTTTAAAGAGGCTTATAAGTCTGCGGGTACGGATAAGGAATGGCTTGAGGCTGTTACTGGTGCTAAAGATTTAATGAAAAGGAAATTGAAATGACTGAACAAATAGAACAGAGGTCGAGCGCATGGTTTGAGGCCAGGCTCGGTCGAGTTACCGCTAGTCGGGTGGCAGATGTAATCGCCAAGACCAAATCAGGTTACTCCGCTAGTCGGGACAACTACATGGCGCAATTGATCTGTGAACGGCTTACTGGTCAACAAGGTGACTCGTTTACCAATGCAGCTATGACTTGGGGAACGGAGACCGAGCCTTTGGCTAGATCGGCTTTTGAGGCTTATGCGGATGTAATGGTTGAGGAAGTGGGGTTTGTACCCCATCCGACAATTGAAATGTCTGGCGCGTCTCCTGACGGGTTGGTGGGGCTTTTCGGTATGTTGGAGATCAAGTGCCCCAACACAGCCACCCACATTGACACGCTGTTGAGCCAGACTGTGCCAGGCAAATACATCACCCAAATGCAATGGCAGATGCGGTGCTGTGAACGCCAATGGTGCGAGTTTGTGTCATTTGACCCTCGTCTACCCCAAGAACTTCAATTGTTTGTCAAAAGGGTTGAGTTTGACCCTGAGTATGTAGCAATGTTGGAGAAAGAGGTTATCCAGTTCCTAGCGGAGTTGGATGACAAAGTGAACAAGTTAACTAATCTGAAAGCAATTAAATGAAAAAATCTTACGAAATTAAATTTCCTGCCCGTAACTACACAACCGCTACTGGTGAAGAAAAAACCTTTTGGGCTGAACACGGCACATTGTTTGTGGAATGCCCCGAGGGTACTGATCTGCAAAAATTTACATTTAAAGTAAAAATGGATTCAATGCCCATATCCAAAGAATATGACGGGTGGTTTCGTTGCTATGAGAAAAAGCCTAAAACCTCTGAATCTAAGGATTCTTTTGATGACATACAGTTTTGATCACCCAAGAGTAAGAAATAGCGACCCAATGACAAGTTGGGTGGCTGCGGGGTCTGCCAAAGACCTCGCCAAAGCCCACGCCACCAAAATCATCCAATGCCTCAAAGACCACGGAAGTTTGGGTAAAGATGGTATTGCTCACCATACTGGTCTGGAGTCCATGCAAGTCGCTAGGCGGTTGCATGAGTTGGAGAGAGAGGGGGAAATCTGCTTGACGGGGAATGTGGTTAAGTCAAAATCTAACCGCTTAGAACGCGAGTGGAAGATAACCCCAATTCAGAGGGAATTGCTGTGACCCAAGATGAAATTATTGAACTGGCTAGTCAAGCATGGAACAAAACTGTGCAAGATATTCCAAATATAAAAATACCAAAAGATTTTGTTTTAGCCTTTGCAAAACTGGTAGCAGAGAAAGAGCGCGAGGCTTGTGCCAAGATCGCAGACGAGTGGGCGGTGGGTTGGCCTCACCCTTCACAAAGCATTGCTGAACGAATCAGAGCAAGGGGACAAGCATGAGCATTGCCAAAGAAATCTTTAATCTACCCGAGCACCAGCAGCTTAGAGAAGATGTAAAAAAGTTTATTGTTAAACAAGAAATCTTACAAACCATCCAAAACTGTCCCATGTGCGCCCAACACCGAGAGGCTAAAAACCTTTGGAGAAAAGTGGCACTTGATCTTTTTACGAGGCAAAAATGACCCCAGAAGATGAGGAATTTGAAAGAATCTATCGTGAAATTAGACGCAGATCAGAAGAAGATGACGATATTCAAGACTACAAAAAGCCTTGGGTGGGGCTGACAAACGAGGAACAAAGAAAGTTCCTACATGACCCAATGCCCCTAGCAGCTTTAATCATTGCCATTGAACAACGCCTCAAGGAGAAAAACTTTTGAACGCCTTTCACAAAGACTTTATGAAGACCTATTACCCTCATTTTTGGTCAGCACCAAGAATAGAACCTAAACGAGATGTGCGTGTACGCCACTTCTATGTTTTTGCTAGGGCTAGGGCTAAATGAGTTATCTAGTAGGCTCTCTACCGCCTTTAAAATGCTTTATACGCAAAGAATTCCTGTATGACCATCACAAGGGTCATGGCGAGTTAGAACCCTGTATCTGGGTGTCTCTCAAAGCCATCCGTGGGCAAGTGTTTAGGATTGAGTCTCTCTTACCCCGTTATGGGGCTTTGTACGACAAACTACCTATCCACGCTTATTGTTGGAAAGATGGTGGGGACTTACCCATAGACGCTCTCCAGTTGTGGGATTGCCTTGGGTATCGGTTTACCATCATTGAAAAGGTTTTACTCAGGAATCTTAGTGTCAAGGTCTTCGGTAAAGACCGCCAATGGCACTTTGGGACTTATATGTTTACTGTGGACTTTTGTGCAGACCAGACCGATATTGATACGGGTTTTTCTGAGACCGCAGAGGAACACAAATCCTTTAATTTCATTAAACTCGACAACGGACAGTTTGCTTGCCAACCCAACAATCGGTGCATCTGGTATGACCAAAGTCTAGTGTCAGGAACACTAACACCTGATTTCAATGTTGCCACCCAGACCTACTCGGTGGACGGGTCACGCAAGTGGGTTGCCTCAGATGATTGGTTTTACGATATAAGGAGTCGAGATGCTTAGTAGTATTCTGACAATTATTGTCACCCTCATCCTTGGTGCTTTGATAGGCGCAGGCGTTCTAGTCGCTATTCTGATAGTTAGCGCAGATAAAGACTAAAAGACCGCCAGAGCCTCATTGGTGTGCTTTACGCGGTCTTCTAGACCAATTATTCCACCATTGATCTTCTTGGTTAACCCAATCCAATCTTGGGCTTCTGCCAAAGCATTGCAGTTGTGAGTAGCCCAATACCACCCTGCGGTCATAGCCGCGTACTGAGGCGTTCTTACTAGGTCAGGATTCATCACAAAGTCCACCCCACACGCTTTGCCTGCGTGAAAGAAATTATCGTGTCCCGTTAACTGTAACCACCCAGAGCCTCGGAAACGCCACCCATCCCCACTAGCCTCGTCTCTGTTTCCCATGCGTGAGGCGTAAACCTTGTTTGCTATGGCTTTGGGATTTCGGTGGTAGGGCTGTGCAGACTCCAAAGTGGGGAATCGTTTTGGCCATATCTTCATCAACCGATCTGCTGCGTAGTTGAGGTTTTCTTCCAAGATTTTGAACTTGCCACACTCATGCCCACATTGCGCGATAAAGGCGGCTTGTTGTCTAGGAGTGGAAATCCCCCACTTTTGAAAGGTGTCGTTTAGCACTTGAACCAAACTAGGGTCAATGTGCAGTTTTTGGAGTTGGTCGCTATTTACCATTGACTTGACTCCTTACGGCTTCGTAGGCTGAGATGCACTGGTTGAGTTGGGCGGTGTTTCTGTCACCTTGGGCGATGATTTCTGCAATAGCTGCAAGAGTCTGTCTGTCAGATTCACTTCCCTCTTGGTTGCTATTTCCGTTGGTAGAGGTGGGACTTGAACTGGTTTGTACGCAACTTGTGGTTTTGAGGCGCAGGCTACCAGCCCTAATAGCGCGATCAAGAGAAGTCTGCTTTTCAGATATGGCATTGTTTGCCTCCTGTAACTTAGTGGAGTTGTCGTTTAACTGTTTGGTTAGTTCTTGCTCTTTAACCCGAGCCTCTTCATTCTTTTGGGCAATCTCTGATTGCATCTCAGCGTCTCGCTCTACCCACCCCTTATGGTGTCCGTAGGAATAGAAACTACCGAGAGCCACCAAAGCCCCAATAATGAGCCACGGGTTCATTTAACAGCCTCTGCGCGTTCTTTAGCGATTTCCTCGCGCTCTGGGTGCAAGAAATCAGGCGGTGTGGTCGGTGGTGGGGGCGCTCTCCATTCCTCGTCTAGCGGAGGGTTTACAAATGTTGGCAATGCCCCCGAATAAAGAGCCGTTGTAACTTGTGGCAAATTGGTAATTGGGGTAGTAGGCGGTGGTGAAACCTTGTCAGCAACCGCTTGGACACCCTTGCGAGACATTACCCCACCGATACCGCCAACGATCAATAACACAATGTCGTTAAGCATCTTGGCAAACGATTGGTCAATCGGGGCCATGCTTTTAATAGGCTGAACAACAAATGCCAGGCTGTAAAGCATAAAGATCACAATACCCGCAAGGATGACAGTCACGATCAGGACTACGGAAGCCCAAACGCGAACTTCAATTTCCTCTTGGGTTAGCAATCGGTTCGGATGAAACTTGGGCGGGTTGGACAATTGGTTTCTCCAATACTGGTGCTACAAGGTAATCGGGACAATCTTGGGTAAATAGGCAATCAGGTCTTTGACAGCGTTTAGCAGAGAAGTTCTTTGGGTCTTGGCAATAATATCGGTATCTATCTTCGCATCCCACCAATAGCAGTATCACCAATAAGTATTTCATTTTTCTTTGAGTTCCTGTTTAAGTTTTCTCAATTCTTTGATTTCTCGCTTGAGTTGGGCTTTCATATACATGGTCTCAATGTAGGCAATGGAAGTCGTTGCAACAATGATGCACAACGCTACACATCCTAAAACCCACCCGATAAGGCGCGTAGTTGCCACATTAACCACCCAAAAAGTAATGATATGAATACCACGCCAATCACTCCACTTGTTAACTCAATAGCCCTGATCTCTTCTTGTTCCTTTTGCCAACGCGCTAATCTCATTTTCCTTACTTCTTCTGTCCTAGCCCATTCCTGTTCTTGTTGAATCCTCGCATACATCTTCAAAAACCGACTGTAAATAGCCTTTAATTCTGCTGGCGCATAAACAGTCATTTGTTCCCGAATTTGTGCATCAAGATTTTCCATTTGGAGTTCCACCAAGGCGCGTTCAATAGCCTTTTTAGAAGTGTTTTGAGTTGGGTCATAGCGTTCCTTAGATTCAGCCTCCAAAGAGGCGTAATAGTTGTTTAGTTGGGCTTGTATGTCAAAGAAGTTTCCAAGTTGAACTCCGACATTCTTGATTGTTTCCAGTTCGAGGGCTTCGTAGGACTCATCTTTTTTGGCTTTCGCTTTCGCCACAGGCTTGGGCGTATCGACAGGCTTTGCAGGCTTGCTAACAAATAGCCCAAGTAACCAATCCCAGATGCCTTTAATTGCTTTAATGTCGGCTTGTACGCCTTCAATGGTTTTTTTAGCACCCTCGAGCTGCATTCTCCCTTCGTGCAACATAGAGCACCCCTGCTTGATAGCAGAGACAGCCCCTTGTGCCAACATAAGAAGAGAGAAAGGGTCAATGTCACACTCCGATCATTTTCTTGACAAACTCTGCCGCCACGCCAGGGCCTAGCAACACAACCAAGATCACCGCATACAGCAGATATTCAATCTTAGCCATGCGCTTTTCGCCCGTAGACAAAGACTCGTCTATCCTGCGATACCTCTCATCGCAAATTGCGACATGGACTGCCAGTTGGGTTTCAGCGTCCTCAAGCATTATTTAGGATACTTTGCTTTAACTGCTTGGCAGTCTGCAATGTATTTGTCAATCTGTGCTTGGTTACCTTTGGCTATGCCATCCAAATAGTCAGTCATTGGAGGATATTCCGCTTGGCGTTTGGCTATGTAGGCATGAGCATCAATGTAGGCTTGGACTGACGCCTCGTCATAAGCGACTGCGTTGCCCTCTGCATCAAACGCGTCATTACCACGGATAGTGACGACAGTAGGATTAGTTTTATAAATTGCATCATGTTTGTTCATGCGGCTATCTCCATAAGAGTAATTTGTGCTTGATTGCTATCAAGATTTACATACACAGTACCATTTCCGCTTTGATTGGCAAATTGAGTTTTATAAGTAGTTGCTGAAGTGGTTGCTGGTGAATCTAAATAACAACATGACCATGTTTGGTCATTACCAACAGAAGTGGTGTCGTTTAATCCAACCCTTTGGTCTGTCAATAAATTGGTTGCCCCGCGTTGCAAATATATATTTGCTCCTCCTGAACAAGTCTGATTTTTATAAACCCGTTGGCTTACTAAAACCAATATTTTGCTAGTTGAACTTGTTGGGGTAATTGTTGCAGTTAAATTTGTGTCAATAACAGATGTGGATGACGTTGAGGCTGTTGTCGTAGTTGTTCCATTTACCACTTGCAACACAGACCCCGTTGGCAATGTTGTTTTTGGAATGGTTTGTGTTCCTGTAAGTTGACCCGCAGGTAATCCAGTTGCATTAGTCAGCACCAAAGCAGAGGGCGTACCTAATGCTGGTGTTACTAAAGTTGGGCTGGTAGCCAACACATTAGCACCCGTACCCGTGATTGTTGTGGTTGAGATGTAATCCCAATCCCAATCTGCGGCTGTTGTTAGCGTTGTACCAATACAGACCGCATGAGCACAAACGCCTGCGGGGATTGTTCCTATTAAGTTACCACCAGAGGAATTGACTGTTAACAGACCAGTTGAGTTGTTTTCAATCTCATAAGCAATACCCGTCACCAAGGTGCTAGTAACAGGAAGAACGATAGTTTGTGTAGAAGTGCCAGTAAAGAACTGACGATAGTTACTTGCCACAGTTAATGTGGTTGTCCCCGCAGCCGTTGCGGTGGTGGTGTAACCCATTTTGATGTTGTTGATCACAGGATTGGTGAATGTTGTTGCGCCTGCAACATCCAACAAACCACCTACATAGAGATTCTTGGCTATACCTACACCACCCGCAGTAATGATTGAGCCTGTGGAGACGCTAGAAGAGTCCGTAGTCAGGCTAGAAGTAATGCCTTGGGCAAATGTAATCCGAGCCGTTGTAGTGGTCTGTCCGTCCTTGGTGATGGCGGTTGTTAAACCAGTAGCCAGATCATTGGTCAGAGAGTTGAACGCTGATGCTGTGATGACTGTGCCTGCTACTACTGGTTGACCAGTAGAGTTGATGTTAAATGTTCCACTTCCGTTGTACGACATGGTTTTTCCTTATGGTCTGTTGGGTAGCATATTGTTTAACT